GTATATATTCAGAAATAATCGCCAATATAGCAAAGATAGAAAAACTTAATATTGATAATCTTGAATTACAAAGTCAATTAGAGAAAATAGAATTAGAAGATTGGCAACCTGTTAATGGCGACTTTGTTATTGCTAGTTCTGGTGTTGTCTTTGATAGGAAAAAATGGACAAGAGGAGGTAAAATTGTACCTGACCAGGAGGTAGAGTTTGGGAGTGTGAGGGAAACAGTTCAACAGGCTAAATTGGCAGCCGCCAATATAAAACGATTTAACAGGCTCTCGTGTTTTATGGGCGACTCTAAGCCAATATTAGAATATTCACCAATATCTGTTGCTTTGGTTTTTTATGATTATGAAGAAGAACAGATTAAAAAATTAAAAAAAATACTAGCCATTAGGAAAGAATTATGAAAAGTCCGGTAGCAAAGGCGCTCAGAACGCCTAGATTTAAAATGCAGATTGTTAAATCCAAGAAACTATATAATCGCAAATTAAAGTGGTGATATAAATAAGATTGATAGACGTGACTATTCAGGAACATCAATGAAAGCAATTCAATTAATCTTATTAGTAATAATCCTTTTTATATACCTAAACATTTGGGTATCATCCTTGTTCAACATTCTCTTCTACCCCAAGCCTGTGTAATTCAGATAACCACGTAAAATAAAGACTTTACTTTTTGAATTAGATAGTTTATAATATCTTATAAATCAAATTTGAGGTAAAAATGAAAAAGTTATTAGTTGTATTTCTCCTTGTAGTTTCTTCCTATACACAAGGATACAGATGAAAGCGTTTAGAATAAAAATTATAAAATCGTCTTTGGATACCTACTGGTATGTTGGACTAATAGGAAAAGAATTCTGGGCTGAGGAAATAATAACAGATGGGGAAACTCATTACAGAATAATATTTGAATCTATCCATTGCACACACTCTGTTGTTAGATGGGTTGGCAAAGCTGACTGTGAGGTTATTAAGGAATCTTTTATTAAAATTGAAACGATTACTACAGTGGTGGAAATATGATTGACGAAGCGTGGGCAAGTGAAAGAAATGAAGATGTTATATCCTTAACACATATCAAAACCGCTGAAACAGTGGAAATTTATCTTAGGGATATAAACAATATTACTGAGGAAATCCTACAGGATTTATTTAATGACACCCTTTCAGATAAAGATGTTATGTTAGCCTTTAGAATATTATTTGGTTATATTCGGAATAGATAACAGGAAATTATTATGTTTTGCTTTGATATAGAAACCCTTGATACAGAATCATCCTCAGTAATCCTAAGTGCCGCCATAGTGTATTTTGACGGTAAAGAAAAATTATCTTACCAACAATATCTTGATAGAACCTTATTTGTCAAGTTCAATGCTGTAGATCAAATTAAACGATTAAAACGAACCACGAGCAAAGATACCATGGAATGGTGGAGTAAACAGGCAGAGTATGTTCGTAATCAAAGCATCAAACCTAAACCCGATGATTATTCGGCCGAGGAAGGTATTGATAAGATTATTCAATATATGAATCAATACGAAAAACCTAGAGAGCAGATATTGTGGGCTAGAGGATCACTAGATCAAGTTGTTATTGATTCATTGTGTAAAGCTGTTGACAAGCCTTGTATTACAGAGTATTATGTATGGAGGGATGTAAGAACAGCAGTAGATATTATCTATGGTACAAGCAATGGATACTGCGAAGTTGATCATCCTGATTTCAATAGGGATTCTATTCCTAAACATTTACCATACCATGATATCTGTATTGATGTTATGATGCTAACACAAGGCAAAGAGAAAATATGACAGATTTCTATACCAACGTACTGACTATTGGTAATAGTATTTTAATACGAGGAGTTGAGAATGGTGAGAGATTTCAGAGAAAGGAAGAATTCTCACCTACTTTATACATCAATTCAAATAAATCCGATACTGAATGGTCAACCCTACAAGGGGATAAGGTTGAGGAAATTAAACCTGGAACTATAAGCGAGACTAGAGAGTTTGTAAAATTGTATGAAAACGTAGAAAAGTTTAACATATATGGCAATACCAATTATGTTAGGCAATACATTTCTGATACCTATCCAAAAGAAATCCTATTTGATAGTAGTAATATAAAAACATATTCAATAGACATTGAAACAGAGACCGAGTATGGGTTTCCTAATGTAGCTTTGGCTAACGAGAAAATTCAGTTAATAACATTGATGGATGCTACTAGTAAACAGATCACTACCTTTGGATTACATGATTGGAAAAATAATAGGTCTGATGTTAATTATATGAGATGTAATAACGAAGCGAATTTATTAAAAGAATTCCTGATCTTCTGGTCTTATAATTTCCCCGATATTATTACTGGGTGGAACATTAATATGTTTGATATTCCTTATTTGGTTAATCGTATAACAAATGTATTGGGCGAAGATGCTGTAAAGAAACTATCGCCTTGGAATAAGGTGAAAGAGAAAGCTATTTATATTAACGGTAAACAGCATCCCGCTTATACTATCAATGGCGTAGCAATATTAGATTATCTCGACCTATATAAGAAGTTCACCTATCACACACAGGAATCTTACAAGTTAGACCACATTGCTTTTGTTGAATTAGACGAGCGGAAGTTAGAGAATCCTGGCGAGACATTTAAAGAGTTCTATCAAAACTACCCTGACCTATTTGTGGAATATAATATTCAGGATACCGTTTTGGTAGATAGACTTGAAGACAAGATGAAATTGTTGGAGTTAGCAATTACAATTGCCTATATGGCTAAGGTCAACTATGATGACGTATTTTCTCCTGTAGGTCTATGGGATACTATTATCTATAATCATTTGAGAGAACAAAATATTGTTATTCCTCAACAGACATATTCCAACAGCACTGATCACATAGAAGGTGCTTATGTAAAAGAACCTATTCCAGGATTTTATAAAAATGTTGCTTCATTTGATTTGGCATCTTTGTATCCTCATTTAATAATGAATTACAATATCTCTCCTGAAACTATGAACACTATGAGGATACCTTGTAATGTGGAGAGTTTGCTCAATCAGGAATGTGATACCTCAGTTATAAAGGAACTTAACTATTCATTGACCGCTAATGGTTGGAGTTATCGTAAGGATAAGAAAGGATTTCTTCCTGAACTCATGGAATCTATGTACAATGAAAGGTCTTTTAATAAGAAAAAGATGCTGAAGTTGGAGCAAGAATATGAGAATAATAAAACTACCGAACTAAGCAAAGAGATCAGCAGATTGGACAATCTTCAAATGGCCCTTAAAATCCTTTTAAATAGTTTATATGGAGCACTTGCGAATAAGCATTTCCGTTATTATGATTTGAGAATGGCTGAAGGTATTACATTATCAGGTCAGTTATCTATAAGATGGGTATCTAATAGACTCAATGCTTATATGAATAAGGCCTTAAAAACTGAAAATGTCATATATGACATTTATCAGGATACGGATAGTTGTTATTTAACATTAGAGAAATTAGTTGAGGTGGCTTGTCCAAATAAGTCTGTAGAAGATACTATTAAATTCATGGATAAATTTTGTTCAGAAGTTTTACAACCTGTCATTTCAAAATCATTTGATGAATTGGCATTGTATATGAATGCCTACGAACAAAAGATGTCAATGAAGCGAGAAATTCTTGCTGATAAAGGTATATTCATAGCAAAGAAAAGATATATCCTCAATGTTCACAATTCAGAGGGTGTTCAGTATGCCGAACCTAAGCTCAAAGTAATGGGGTTAGAAATGGTTAGGAGTTCAACACCTGCTGTAATACGAAAGAAGTTGAAAGAATCTATAGGTGTAATATTAGAAGGAGATGAAAGAAAGTTACAGAAGTTTGTTGCTGATTACAGAACAGAATTTAATACCCTATCAGTTGAAGCGATTGCTAAGCCTAGTGGTATAAATGGCATGACTGTATATTCCGGCTCCCCTATCTATTCTAAAGGAGCTCCTATTCATGTTAGAGGATCGTTAATATTTAATCATCATATTAAACGATTGAATCTTGATAAGAAATATCCAATCATACAGGATAGCGATAAGATTAAATTCGTGTATGTACAGAAGCCCAATCCTTTTCATGAGGATATCATTTCTTTTTCTACGGAATTACCTAAAGAATTTGACTTACATCGGTATATAGACTATAATAAGCAGTTCGATAAAGTATTTCTTAACGCCATAACAATTATTATTAATCCTATTGGATGGTCTTTAGAAGAGACCTCAACACTTGACGAGTTCTTTTAAATGAATAATATTAAAGTTCTAAAAACTGGTATCAATGTTTCAAAGATACTAAAACAGCTTGAGCAGTATCCAGAAGACTGGGGCGCACAGCGTAATATTTCTGGAGCATTATCAATGCTAGATAGAGGATTTCCTGAGTTAGATGTAGGAGTTCTTCAGTTGGTTATGGGTGGTGTAAATAATTTAGATGAATATGTAGGAGACACTGAAATTTGTATTCCTACTCCAGCATGTGAACATCACTCTGAAATATTGAGATTTATAAAAAGACACTTTAAGAAGTTCAGTAGGTGTGGGTTTCTGTCTTTGCCTATAGGAGGTTATGTTGGAACTCATATTGATTTTGGAAAATATTATTTAACCAGAGATAGATATCATCTAGCAATTCAAGGTTCGTATCGTTATACGGTTGGGGATGAATCTGTTATTGTTAGTGCGGGCGATTTGCTTTGGTTTAATAATAAATTAGAGCATGGTAGTGAAAATATAGGCGATTGTGTTAGAGTGACATTTGTATTTGATGTACCACATTAATAGGAATTTGAAATGAGTGAAATAGCGGAAGAAAAAAATGACGATATTAAAAATTGGTATGTGTATGAATCTTATCAAGTAGCCATAGCTTTGTATAGACAAAGCACCGAAACAGGATTTGTCTATAATGTACATTTATCTCATGTGTTAGAATTAGACGAGGACGAACACCCTGATAAGGTTATTAGTATTATTACTGATAAGTATGGTGATAATGTTATTGATCTTATTAAAGAGACGACCTCTAGTATAGCGCCATTATTTGATGCTATAGGGGATGAAGTTATTGTATGGGATGATTGCGATGAAATACTAGAGACATATTCCTTAAATGAAATGTTCAAGGAAAAATCTGTTATTATATCACTTAAGGCATAAAAATGAATTCAGTATTAGAGAAATTAAAGAAAACCAGCACAATCAAAGCATCGGATATTTTATCTGAATCCAAGTTCTTTACTAAAGCAGATATGGTAACCACTTCTGTCCCCGCGATTAATGTAGCATTGTCTGGTAAACTTGATGGGGGTTTTGTTCCAGGTCTTACCCTGTTCGCAGGTCCAAGTAAACATTTCAAAACCAGTTTCAGTTTGTTATTGGTAAAGGCATATATGGACAAGTATCCAGATTCTGCTTTACTGTTTTATGATTCAGAGTTTGGAACACCTCAAGATTACTTCAAATCATTTGGTATCGATACCAGTAGGGTTCTTCATACACCTATTACCAACATTGAAGAGCTGAAGTTTGATGTAATGAAACAACTTGAAGCAATTGAACGTGGTGCTAGAGTTATCATTGTTATTGATTCTATTGGTAACTTGGCATCTAAGAAAGAGTTTGATGACGCAATGGATGGTAAATCCGTAGCTGATATGACTAGAGCAAAAGCATTAAAGGGTTTGTTCAGAATGGTAACTCCCCATCTTGCTATGAAAGATATTCCTATGGTAGCAATTAATCATACCTATCAAACTCAAGAAATGTATTCTAAAGCAGTCGTATCCGGAGGTACAGGAATTTACTACAGTTCTAGTAACATCTTTATTATCGGTAGACAACAAGAGAAAGAGGGTACCGATGTTGTTGGTTATAACTTCATTATTAATGTAGAAAAATCGCGTTATGTAAGAGAAAAGGCAAAAATTCCAATCACAGTTCTATTTGACGGTGGTATCTCACGTTGGTCTGGTTTACTTGAAATGGCATTAGAATCTGGTCATGTCGTTAAACCCAGCAATGGATGGTATAGTCGGGTCAATGGCGAAACTGGTGAGGTTGAGGATAAGAAATTCAGATTGAAAGACACCCATAATAAAGATTTTTGGATGCCTGTATTAGCAAAGAAAGATTTCCAACAATGGGTTGAGTCTAATTATAAGTTAGCAACAGAATCTATCATGACTGATGAAGTAGATTCGTTAGGTGAAGATGATGAATGAAGATGATATTCCATATGTATTAGTGGAGAACAAAGAAACTGGTCATCAGGCTATTAGGTTGACAGAAGGTCCTTATTCAAGTATAATGTATACTTATGGTAAGGTTGAGTTTGAAGACCCAGATTTGTTTGCTAACACTCCTCCTAAAATAAAATTTGAATATGAGATTATTGAGGACTGTGGTGTAAAATATAATAAAGAAAGTTTTGAACACTATATTGGAGATTTGCTTGTAGAACTCCTACATCAAGGGTTAGAAAATAACGATATCACTTATACAGGCGGAATTAATGAGTAGAATTGAATCTACAATTTTATCTAATTTAATATACGATGAGGAGTTTAGCCGAAAGGTTATTCCTCATCTTAAAAAGGAATATTTTTCCGATAGAATGGAAATGACTGTTGCTACTATCATTATGAAATTTTTTGATAATTATAATAAGCCAGCATCAAAAGAAATTATAACAATAGAGTTGGGCAACTTTAAAGGTATATCTGATAGAGAACTAGAGGAATATACTGATTATGTTGAGAAATTGGAAAAGTCTGATTCTAATATTGATTGGATTCTTGTAGAGACTGAAAAGTTTTGCAAATCAAGAGCGGTATACAATGCCATCCTTGATAGCATTAAAATCATTGAAGGAAAAGATCAGAATCAAACCCAAGATGCTATTCCATCTATATTATCTGATGCGTTATCGGTAAACTTTGATTCTAGCGTTGGTCATGATTATTTGGATGATTATGAGGAACGCTATGAGTTTTATCATAAACAAGAAGAAAGAATACCTTTTGATTTGGATGTATTTAATAAAATTACAAAAGGTGGGTTACCAAAGAAAACTTTATCTGTTGTTATGGCAGCCTCAGGTGTTGGTAAGTCTATTTTCTTGTGTCATTCAGCCGCTAATATCCTGAAGCAAGGAAAAAATGTCCTATATATTACACTTGAAATGGCGGAAGAAAGGATTGCTGAAAGGATAGATGCCAATCTTCTTAACATAACTTTAACTGATTTAGAGCAATTAGATCAAGAATCATTTAATAAGCGGGTAATGAAGGTAGCAAAGAAGACCCAAGGTAAATTGATTATTAAAGAATACCCAACATCTTCGGCTCATTCAGGTCATTTTAGGGCATTAATAGAAGAATTGAAGATAAAGCGAGGATTTATTCCAGACTTTATCTGTATTGACTATATCAATATATGCGCTTCGCAACGTATCAAAGGAGGCTCTGATAAGACGTATACCTATGTTAAAGCAATTGCTGAAGAGATACGAGGATTGGCTGTAGAGTATAATGTACCCATTCTAAGTGCTACACAAATTAATAGAAGTGGTATGACTAATTCAGACCCTGGTATGGAAGATACCTCAGAATGTATTTGGGTAGAAGAAAAAATTGAATTGTTAGATGGTACTATTAAGAGAATAGGAGATATTGTTCCTGGAGATAGAGTTACAGCAAATGATGTATTCAAAACAACTATGTTTGTTCACCACGAAAAACCTAAAGTGTGTGTAAAGATCGGGTTGAAAAGTGGTAAATCTATTACGGTTTCTAAAGATCATGTGTTTCCTACTTCCTTGGGTAGAAAATCTGTTAATACAGGATTGGTAATAGGAGATATGTTGAAATCTAAATAATATATCCTGTGTTTGCGTGAAATACGAAAATGTATAAATACATTATAACACAAACACAGGATATAAAAATGAAAAAGCACTGGATGGAACTTAGTAAAATAAAAACGTTAGTATCCTTAATTCCTCAAGAAAAACAGGATCAATTTAAGGAGGATATTATATTCATAACAGAGGATAACTTCACTCAATCTAAAAAGTTTACTTTAGCTCAACTCATGTATGATATTTATCAAGCTAATACCGCCAATCACAGAGATTTGTTTTTGGAATATAAAAATACAAATGCAATGAAAAGAAAAACGTTGATTCGGTATGGCGTTTTGGGGTTGGAAAATTATGTAAAATCCCTCTGTAATAGACCTGTTTCACCCAACAGATATAACGGATTCTCAGTAGATTATTGGATTTCTAAAGGATTCACTAAAGAAGACGCTACTTTCAAGGTTCGCCACATACAATCTACCAATGCTAAAAAAAGAACAAAATATAGTTACGACCAACATTCTAAATCATTAAAATACTCCAATGATTACTGGATTAATATAGGATATACAATTGAAGAAGCAGAAATACTTCGGCTTCCATATCTATCGGGTATGGCTCAATCTCTCAGTGGTTTTGTATTAAGATACGGAGAAGAGGTAGGAAACGAAAAATACCTAACAGCCAATAAAAAGAGGAGTTTATCTCTTTTAGATGGTATGAGTAACAGAAGAACTGGAGGCTATGTTTCTAAAGAATCTATTAAATTTTTTATACCTCTATACAAATTCTGTAGAAGATTGGGTATACCAAGAGACAGTATTTATTTTGGGGTAAAAGGTTCTAAAGAATTTTTT